TGAACTATCAGCAGTAACTCTTGTAACTCTTATATCAACAGGAAAAGAGCCAGTAACATTTATTCTGTAATCTCTTTGGTACGCATCAGCACTTCGACCTGTAATTGTGTCAGAAATAACATCAGTAAAACCACCAGAATTATATTGAACAGCAATTTTTAAAGAAACAGAAGAACCTAATAAATCTCCTTTATCTGTAGCTTTTTGTAATTGTGGCAATGTAATAGTTACATTAACTGCATCAACATTAGAATTTGTTATCTGCCTAGTAACAGGAGAAGATTGAGTTACAGTTACTCCTACTGCCGTGATAGAAGAACTACTTTCAATTCCTTCGACTTTTGTTTGATCTGACGTTCCAAAACGAGGGTTGAATGTTACATCTTGAAAGTTAAAATCAGTTGTGGCTGGAGAAGCAGAAGTAGCTGTTGCTTTTAAGACAGGAGTATCATTTAAAAATACATCTTTTAATGAGGCATTATTATATGCAGTTGTTCCTTTTGTAAGTCCTTCTTTTGAAGCAGAGGCAAAACCTTCAATCTCTCCCTCAGAAATAAGATCAAGGA